CCAACCAGTGTACCTGTTATGGGAACTATTTATGTAACCAACTTGATAAGCACCTGCTGTATCAACTCCATCTAAAAGAAGTTTCATATAACCGTGGTCAGTAGTATCAATCATAGAGTAAGAAACAAGAACTAAAAGTTTATTTCCAACAGCATGTGGAGTAATGGTCACACTGTGTCCAGTATCAGTCCATGAAGCAACGGTAAAGTTTGTTGTGCTATGCTCATCCGTTCCGTATCTTTTCACCTGCAACACAGTACCACTAGGCAACCCTGCCGATGTCACATTGGTAAGAGCCTGATTGTTTATTCGTGTAAGTGCCATATCAGTCTCCCTATGTAGCAATTTCTTGACAGATAAAACGAGTAACCATGTCTTGGTTTGAATTACCATCTCTATATTGATTAGTAAGAATATTACCAGCCGCCCAAGTAGCTACCTGTGGGTCAAAAGTTACACTTTGTCCAGCAGTTAAACTTGTTTCCCATGCAAGATGAACGCTCGTAGGGAATATTTCATCAATACTAGTTATGTGATTTGTAACAAGACCATCTGCTGTAGAAATAATTTTTTGACTTGCCCATCCTGTACTATCACCTGTTAACTTAAAATCAAAGTACTTATGTGAAGTAGATGTACTAGCAAGTACTATTGTTCCTGTAATTAAAAGAATAGGATTGTTTGTTCTAACGGTTATACTTTTAGTATAAGATGAGCCTATCGTTTTATAGTTAGACCTATTGTTAGAAAAAGCAGCTAATGAAGATATTGTTACTCTTCCGATAACAGGAAACAAAGTTGTTTTTACAACAGAGCCAGCTTCAAAGCCTAGTGTTGCCGCATTAGGTGCAGAGCCAGAAGAAGTCTGGATGTTGTCTACTTTTAATACTGAAGTCATCCTGTTCTCCTTATCCTATTAAATAGCCGCTAAAGAACGAAGTCTCTGCGTTTAAGTGATACTGACCAGTGGCATTTTTTACTCTAATAACATCGTTAACAGCACACTCGTAAATTAAACTTATGTTCATACCTTCGTCAGAACTTCCGTTTGAAGTGCTGTTAACTTGACCATGAGCTTTTCTGTTGCTGTTTACTTCAATGTGAGCAAGAAGGTGGTTTGTGCCGTTGGCAAACATCATAACTTCAAAATGCCAAAGCCCTGCTACTGGTATTGTGTATTCTTGTTTTCCTGTGCTGTCCCATCCGCTTCCCTGCTCAAAGGCAAGAGTCCCATTCCATGTAACAATCCCTGTTGAGGTCACTCTGTCACCATTACCTTGCACTCTCCAGTAAGGGCGTTTTGGTGTGGTTATTACGCCACCACTGCTAATCTCAGCGGCTGTAGTGCCGTTTGTATGTTGGAGCGTTTCAACGCCAATTATTGATGCCATTGTAATTCTCCTTTATCCTACTAGAAACATTTGAATGTTAGTATGCTGACTACCGCCATAAATATCACCATTAGCTCGGAAATCTATGTAATCACTTGCATTTAGGTCTAAAGCTAAGCTGACTGGTTTAGTGTGGTCATTTCTACCACCAGCCCCTGTGTGATTTATATCTACATATACGTCTTGAATGTTTGTTCCATTTTTACGAATTTGAAAGCTATGCTCTCCAGTATCGTTCATCCAGAAGTAAATGAACCCTGTAATCAAATATATGCCATCAACAGGAACAGTAATCTGTCCATTACTATAAGACATGCCGCCTTGTGTAGTTGCAGTCCAATCTGTAATAACTTCTGGTGTACCTTTTACAGTTATCTCACCTGAAGTATTACCTTGTAGATTAATAAAAGGTCTTGCAGGTGTTAGTACACGCCCACTACTATCAATCTCAAGTGCCTTAGTAGAGCCTGTCTTACTATGGACTTCGTTCACATATAACTTAGACAATGGTCAACACTCCGTTTACTGTAAGAGTAGCTGACACTTTGAAATCACCAGACACCATCGCACGTTCATCTGCCGCAATGGTTACGTCATTGGTAAGTTCGTTGTCGTTTACCCTAATACCTGCGTCCTTCATGATTGATGAGGACATCTTGTTAATATCTACACTGCCATCAGTAGGCGTTACAGTGTTACCCACCTCGCCTAGAGCTACAATGAAGTCAATCACATCCCCAGTAACTAGGTTCTCTGAGAATGTGATTGTTGAGCCAGACACCGTGTAAGCATCGTTAGGGGCTTGGATAACACCGTTTACAGATACGATAAGCTGTTCAGCAGTAGCAGGTTTGAAGTTGCTACTGTTGTACTGCATCGTGTATGCGGCCTGATTGTTGACTGTAGAAATGCTATCCAGTTTCTTAAATAGCCCACTGGATGGGGCTACACCGATATATGGCATAGTATCTCCTTTAAGGTTTCGTAGGCCAGACCACTGTATCTAGGTCTGAGTATGTGTCAGTAATGTCACGCAGTGCTTGACGGTATGTAATCATGGCGTCAGACATGGTTTGGTCTGACAGTCCGTAGTGGTCAGTCTCAGCCAATCGTTTGTTACGCTCAGTACGCAGGGCATCTAGCTTGGCTGCATTTTCAAGTTCAGTCTGCTTTGTTGCAACAGCAGAGGCATCCCACGATACTACGTTACCGTTTGCATCGTAGGCTGTTTCACCACGGATGGACGCAACAGAAGAATAAAGAGTATATATAGACTCGTGCTTCATCCGGCTATCTCCATAGCTGTAATAGTTGGGGAACCAAAGGCAGAGCCAGCGTCTTGGAAATAGCTAGTATTACTATTATTTCCTTTAAAATAAACTGTGTATGTAACTGCAGAAGTCGTTGCTGGGCTGTCTAAATACTGTGCGCTATGATTTCCGCCTATACTGGCAGTTGTTTCAACAGGAGTATACCACGGGGCTACTAAAGAAGAACCGTCTTTGTATAAAGCGCAGATAAAATAACCGCTTGAAGATTGATAAAATTCTCCACCAGCAACCATAACAAGTATTTTGCTAGAAGTTGAACTTGGAGTAATTGTTACTTCTAATCCGCTATCTTGATAAGAGGTAGATGTTGTAGAGACTGTGCCTGTGCCATTGTCTTCTTGCTTAACCTGCAACACAGACCCTGCTGGCAAAATATCAGCAGTCACTGCATCTGCCGCAATAGCGGCTGTATCTATCTTTGATAATGCCATTGCTTACTCCTATGCCTCGTCTGTCTCGTAAGTTATTTGGGCAATAATCGTTGTGCTAGTTGTAATATGGTCTGGAGCAATATTGTTCATATTCCCAGCAGAATTATAATAAAAGGCAAAGTATTTCTGCGCCGCAAAACCTAAACCATGCCAGCTATACCCATAACCACTACTGTCCCATGCTGAAAGTCCGCTAACATATCCAATATTAGCAACAGGATAATAACTACTGTCGTTTTTCACTTTGAAAGGTAACGCTGTAACGCTTAGATGCTGTCCATTTGCACCGCCATTAGTATAAGAAAACGAAGATGACGGCATAACTATGTGACAACTAGCAGTGACCAAATCACCTACTCTTGTGTAAAGGCCAGACTGCGTTTGAAGTGTGCCAGTAAAAATGGTTGCATTTAAGTCGGTTGCTGTCGTGGAACTTAGTACAGGCGACCATGTTCCAGTGCGATAGAACGCATTGCTGGTCAAGTCGGTCATCTTAAATGTAGATGATGTAGTATCGATAGCTAAGTTTGTGCCAGACAAATCATTCGCCATCTTTGCTCTTGTTACAGCACCATCATTAATACGAGCCGTGGTTACGCTGTCATCAGGCGGCACAGTTGTTTGCAATGCCTTGCCTTGAAACACCACATAGAAGTCGTCTGAAGCCGCTACATTGCCTGTCATAGTCAGCGTAGTACCTGACACTGTATAGGCAACTGCTGGCTCTTGACGGACGTTATTTACAAACACCTCAATCTCTTGTGCGTTTGCAACAGCGTGGTCTAGCGTATAGCCAGTACCGCCATCACCAGTGATAGTCTGCTTGGCAATACTGCTGTAGCTGTTAGATGTTTGGTTGCCTATGTAGCCCATAACTCACCTATGTACTAATTGCATCCACAGCAGATACCCACACATCCAGAGATGATGCTGTATCTGACTTGGCATATAATCTATCACCTGACTGCACAACAATCTTTGCACCGCCATCCATAACTTGTAACGCACCACCAGCCGCAATAGGCGCACCCTTCACCAGATAGATGTCGTTAGTGCCATCGTTGATATACACATCAACATTGATTGCGTTGCTTGTGATGTTGGTACAATGGATGCCAACAAGCGTATCATAGCTGTCAAAGTTAGCCCCATCAGGAATATCTGCGGCGGTAGTGCCTACAGAGTTCAGTGTGTAACGTCTAAAATTCTGCGCCATGATTTACTCCTTTATAACGCAATACTCATGGCTATCGAGAAGCCAGCCGTGGCAAATCCAGTTGTATCTACAACCGCATCATTCCAGTTAGAACCATCATAAACACGCAGACGGTTAGTGCCTGTGTTAAAATACAAATCGCCATTAGTTAAGGGATCACCGTCATTGTCTACTGTTGGGTCGGAAGATTTTGGGCCGAGGTACAAATCGTCCACGGCATCGGCACTTGCCGCCGCTTGTTCTGCCCAATAACGTGCAGAGTAGTTAGTGCCATCTACTGTAGTGTTTGATGAGTATGACGCACCACCACCCAACGCCCACTGTTTCGCAGAACCGTTAGTGTTGCCAGCCTGTGAGCCAATGGCATATTCTTTTGCTGACCATTCAGTTCCATCTACATTTGACGCAGTCTCAATTGCCCACTCTTTAGCCGCACCAGAACCAGCAGTGTCTGTAACGCCTGTACCACCTGTTGCCCACGCTTTAGCTGAATAGCCTTCGCCTGTCACAGCCTCGCCATCTACTTTAATAGCCCATGCTTCTGCTTTGTCAGCATTTTCTTCAGCGTTCTGGATATCTACAATGTTTGTAACTACTGTAGATATATTGCTTGTAATTCCAGCAACTGTGGTCACATTACTTGCAATGCCAGCTACTGTAGTAACATCGCTGTCAATAGCGGCGAGGTCAGAGATAGCGTCTGTAGCTACAGTTCCATCTTCAATGTCTGCCAGCGTAGATATATCAGCAGATATAGCCGCTACTGTTTGTGTGTCTACAATAGTTGGGCCAGATTCTACTGCGCCAGATGTTGCGTTAAAGGCTAGAACCTTACCTTTGCGGCTGTTTACATCCGGTAGAACCAGAGAAACGGCAGTGTCATAATCTGTTAGTCGCAGTGAGCGACCTACCTCGTCATTAATATCTGCAAGTACAGCAGTGATTCTGTCGAGTTCTGTGTTAAGCGAATCAATCTGAAACGCTCCAGATGCAGGGAAGTCAGTTGTTCTTTCGAGTGCAATCGCTCTTGTAATAACTACTGTTGAGCCGCCAGATGCGCCTGTTACAGATATAGAAACAGAACCAGTAGAGCCATCCCCACCAGTTACAGTATAATCTGTAGTTAGAGTTTTGAGTGTGCCATCAACATATACATTCAAGTCTTCGTCATCAAAGAACTCAAATGTAACTGTAAAGCTAGACTGTGTAACGCCTTGCGCTACAGCATAACTTACTCTGGGCGTATTGTCTGCGATATTAATAGTCATGGCGCAACCTTACCTCTTTAGCTAAAAACCCTCAACGCACAATTAGAACCGCTTTGCAGTAAACGCATTACTGGCTTCGTTCATGTAATCTTTCCATATCCATAGCCTTGCCAGTGGCATAGAACGCATAATTTGTTTAGCACCTTCACCGTAGTTTCCAGTAACCAAGTCACTCACACCACGCCCTACATCGAGGCCAATGCTAGGCCCAGCACCAAGTACACCTACAGCCGCATCAGCATAGTTTTCTTCTTGCGGGAACTTAGGTTGCAACAAGCCCATAGATATATCAGGTCCACCTAAAGCCATTGATGTATGCATCGCAGTATAAGTAATGTCTGTGTACAATGCCGCCGCACCAGACATATCAAACGACCTAGCTATCTTATCTTCAATAGCCATTTCATCCATTACCCAATCTGGGTTTTTCAATTCAAGACCAACATATGCCAAGCCCATAGATGTTGCCAAAGCTACAGCGCGATTTCTTGCCTGACCTGTAGCGTAAGAAGCTGTAATCTTGTTTACTGCCGCAAGCGTGTAAGAATAGAACTGGAACGGCAAACCAAGCAATCCATTCTCAATGCGTGAGTATCCGCGAAACTTTGCATCTTCTTTCATGCCAAAGTTTTTAGCTATTCTGTACGGAACATAGACAATACCATCTGTAATGATTGGCTTGTCGGCTGGTGTACCCATAAGAATCGTATTCATAATTCCACTGTTCATAGTAGAACGAAACTCTTTGCGTAATGCTTGAGCCTCTGCGGGCCATTTATCAGTGTTAGGCAGATACAAACCATTATCTGTACGCTCAATCACACCATCATCTACAAGCTTCTTTATCTGCGTAGCTTTGGCTTTATCAATCCCATAACGAGCAAGATATTCAATCTCAAACTTAGTAGGCTTCTTGTCGCCACCAGCAAGCCTTACTGACATCTGGATAATAGAATGACCGCGAACAATAGCGTCCATCTTCTTCATTACATTTGTCATAGGCGCAAGCAAGTTAGCTAAATAGAAACCCCACTTTAGTTTGCCAACATATTTATTGTATGTGCCTTCAGCAAACGGATTATTAGTAACATCATCGACAAGACGCATATGCGCTTCACCAGATATAATCTCGTGTATCTCGCCAGCTAACTTGCCTTCTTGTGCAGACATCCGAACACGACTGTCTGAGATTGTAGCAAACAAAGCCTTGAACACATCTTTGAGTTCATGCTCCATCATAATCTTTGCGAAGTCAGGCAGTGTAGAAAAGCCAGCAGAACCAAGATAATTAAGCTGTGCGGCATCTCTCAAAACGGTCGCGGCTCTTTGGTCTAAAGAGTCTGGCTCTCTAAGAACTGTGCCAACAACTCTGTCATACATATGCAGTATGTCACGGCGAACAGCGTTTGTTTCGTTTATAGATTTGCCAGCATTGAACATATCGTCATCAACGTCATCAAGAACATCGTCAATGCTTTTGCCGCCAAACATCTTGGCAAACTCATACTGCGGCGCAACTCTCTGCGTGTAAGCCTTCATAACCGCAAGCGGGTCATTTTGGATAAAGTCATAAACCAGTGTATTAGGTATATCTAACTTTCTGTGCCTAAAGTGCTTTGACCTGCCAGCACCATAGAAAGCGTTCATATCGTTTGCTGGGTCAGACAAACCAAGTATTTCATCAATGGTGTCATCAACACGCTTTGAGATAGCCTCTGGGTCTCTTGATAAATCACGCTTTACCATAGCTGGTTGGCGACTTCTAATGTCTGGCAACTCTCTGTCTAAGAAATCCATAGCGGCTTTGTTGACGCGCATTTCTAAAGAAACAATGTCTTCTTTATACCGTTGCTTTAGCTTGCCATGATGCAACTCATGGGCAATCACAAAGTCTACAAAATCATTGAATGTTTTAAACTTGTCAGCATTGTCCAGCATAAACTTTTGATGATGCCATTTTACATCTGCTGGATTTAGCTGGTCTAACTTTTGCCTTGCGGCAACAGGGTCAGCAGAGTCTTTGCGAATCTGTTCATACCGCTTAAATGCCCTTTGCTTGTTTATGTAGATAATGCCCTGTTCATTATCAAAGTAAACGTGCCTGCCTAATACTGGCGAGTCACCCTGCACCCGCCTTACTTCTTTTGCATCAAGGACAACAGCTTTGACATTAAATTCGTTACCGTAACGTGCGGCTATCTCTGAGCCATCAAGTTCAGATATGTTTCTGACTTGCCGCCCCTCAAAAGCTAATGGATTCTGCTCGTATATAGTTGGGTTTTTCTCGTACCAATCATAAAGAATACGCGCAAACTCTTGTCTATTTGCACGAATAGCATCTCTATTCCAGTAACGAGGGAACATAAATTCTTCGTTGGCTGGCAGTCCAGCTTGCTCTTT